AGAGGGCGGCGAGGCGCGAGCGCGGAAGGTTGAACCGGGAGGCCATGGGTTGGCTCCTAGAGCAGGATGGCGACGGCGATGGCGACGAGCACGAGGAATACCGCAAGCTCGATGAGGCCGTAGCCGCTCTCATCCTTGATGAGGGGTCGGATTGGGTCCATGCCTCCATTGTACCACAACGAAAGAGGCCCCGCCATGCGGGGCCTCTCGTACCGGGGACGCCCGCCCCGGCTCGGTTTAGATCGCTACGACACTACTTCGTGTCGTCGGTGACTGCCGTCAGACGGAAGTGCCTGTTACGGGCCGTGATTCCCAACTGGCAGTACTTGTAGAGGACTGCAATGTAGCGGTCCCTACGAGACTCCCACTTGAGCACGTTCCCGTCCTCGTCCATCCAGTCCCAATCGGCAAGCTGACTCCAGAAGAAGTCCCGAAGCGCGAGGCCGAACACGTTGCCGATGGGGCAAGCGTCGTCCACGAAGATCGGGTTCTCATCGAAGAACAGAGCCGAGAAGCCGCCATGCAGCTTCACGGGATTGGCAACCGACACCTGGCGGTTTGCGAGGAGCGTGTCGGCGTACCGACGACGGATTCCGCGAGTCGTGATGATCGCGAAGTCCAGCCCGGACTCCAGGTCCGCGCCGCTCTCGAAACCTACGTTGTCCTTCGCCGTGCGGAGCACGGTGTCGTTCAGCGGACCTGAGACGGCCTGCTGCTCGGCTTTCCAGAACGGGTAGGTGGTCGGGTTGACGCCGTGCACGGTACCCGTGCTCGACACCAAGGACTGCAACCCCTGAATCTCGCGGTTCTGCGAGTTGTTCGGGACTGCGACGGTGGAGTCGCTGGAAGCGCGTACGACAATGGACGACGTGTCCACCGCAGCGGGCCAGTTGCCGGACGCGCCACCGAAGGTCACGCTGCGTCCCGAACGGGACACGGCGGTCACAACGAGGGCGGGTTCGATGACCACGCCTGCGGTTGTCACTACATCCACTACCTCCCCGCCTCGGAAGTTGATCGTTGAATCGACCTCCAGGGGGGTTGACGCGATGGCGGCGGTACCCGGGTCCACTCGCACAGTGGCGAACTTGCCGGAGCCGTCTCCATACGCCGCGCGGTTGAAGTCCAGCTTGCTCGTCAACACCGTGTCGTCCATTTCCTGCTTGAACGCACGAACGAACGCGCCCTGGTCGGACGCGGCAGCCTTGAGAAGCTGCCCGGTGATGTTGAACAGGCCGTACGCGTACCGCATCGGCTCGGTCAGGTAGGTGTACTCGCTTGCGCCCGGCGCGGGGAGGACCTCGTTCTCGGACCTGAATCCGACGGCCTGGTTCCGCTTCGCCTTGAGGGGGATGCGGAACTCGTTGCCAACGAAGTCGATTCCCTCGGCGCTGGGGAGGATACCCCGGAACTGCTCCGGGTTCGCCTCAGCGTCTCCAAACAGAAGCACCTTGCCCTTGTGCAGCGAGTCACGAATCGGACCAATGAACTTGGTCTTCATCGCGGCGCTGAATGTTGCCGTATCGGCCATGGGGTTGGAACCTCCGGTTGGGTGAACTAGCCAGTAGCCACCGGCGGGGCCGGGGCGCTGGGAACCGCAGCCGTGGGCTGTGCTCCCGACGCGCTCTGCTCCGCGAAGTAGTCGTCGATGGCGTCGTTCAGGGTTTCGTACTTCGGCTCGGTGGGTACCTCTCCGGTGCCTGCCTCCGCAACGGGCGGGGCCTGCGGGTCCGGGGTAGGCTCGGCCGTTGCCTGGCTCGCCAGGAAGCGGTCGTACTCACCGAACTTGTCCTGGTACCGCTCGATCCCCTTGTCGAAGTCGCCCGTTTCGGCGACGGACTGGAGGTAGAGGTCGTAGTCCAGATGCAGGTTCGGGTGGGCCGCCTTGACCCGCTCGTACTCCGCATCGAACGCCGACTTCTCCGCGCGCTCTCGCTCGCGGTCGATGAGTGCCTGGACTTCCGGGTCGCGCTCGGGGGTCTGCGGCTGCGTGGCCTCGACCGGGGGCACTTCGGCCCCGGGCTGTACCTGCTCGGCGGACGCGGGGGCCAGGGACTTGAGGTCCTCAGCCTTCACGAGGTCCGCCTCCAACAGTTCCTCCGTCACTTCTCGGAGTGTGTTCGCGGGGTCTGACCGGAAGTCACGATACAGTTCCAGCGCCTGCGCGCTCTCCTGCTCGATCTGGGTCATGCGCGGCTGCCACTGTGCTGCGAGGTAGTCGCTAACCTGCGAACGGACCTGCGCGTCAGGAATGAACGCGAGGTCGTTGTCCCACGGGCGGCCTTGGGCCGGAGCCTGTGCCTGGGCGGGATTGGCAACGCCGGACGGGCCTTGGACTGGCTGAGTCTGTACCGGGGTGTCGGGCAAAGTTGTGTTCCTCCTAGACGGCCTGGGCCGTCATATCGTTGTGCATCCCCTGGATTGCGCCCGTCAGGTCGTCGGGCGGGGGTGTAAGAGCGGGGTCGCTGCCAGGGTTCGCGGGGGCGCTGGGGGTGTTGCCCACCCCGGCGCTCGCGATATCGTTGGCCGCGTTCGCCATTTCGTCGAAGGTGCGAACCGTCTCCGCGTCGGCCCCGACCTGCTGGAGCGCGCGGGCGAGCTTGTTCGCCTCGGTGGCGACCTTCACGGCCTGCTGATGGACGGTGGCTTCCGCCCCGGCCTGTGCCTGGTCTGCGAGTGGCATGCCTCTATTGTACCACGAATCGAGGCTACTCGCCGAGGGAGGCCTCAGCGAGGGCGTCCGGCGAGGCGCTCATGCCCGGCGCGGCCTGCGGCTGCTCGCCCCCCTGCTGGCCCGGAGGGGCGGGGCCGAGGGCCTGCTGGATGAGGGCCTGCTTCTTCGCCTCCTCCTGGAGCTTCTGGAGTTCCAGCTTGGTGTGCTGCGACACGTGGAACTCGACGCGCGCCTGCTCCTCCTCGTCAAGCTCCTGGTAGGCGGTCGTCTTGCGGAAGTTGTTGTGCTCGCGGATGTGGATGGTGTGGTCGTCCCAGGAGTTGACCTGGACGGCCTTGCCCTGCTGCATCGTGATGTTCTCGTTGCGCGCGAGCAGCACGTCGTAGTGGCGGGTGCTGATCGTGCTGGAGATAGGAATGTCGGCGAGGCGGCTGAACTCCTCCGGGTCGCGAAGGATGCCCTTGTCCCACAGGAGGGTAAGCTGGTCGAGTCGCGCGGCGCGACTGTTCGCGAGGCCGGAGCCAGCCTGGACGCGCACGCGCATCCCGGGCTTGAACTGGTCGCTCATGAACCGCTTGACCTCCGGCACGCCCTCGGGGGAGTAGGACTCCACCACGATTTCGTCGCTCACGTATTGGCGCGCGAGCATGAGGGTCTGGAACCACCCCTTGCTGATCGAGCGGCTCTGCGTGGAGATGAGCACCGCGAGGCGGCTCGTGTCGCTCTCGCGCAGGAGTTCGATGGCCTTCGCGGCCTCGACGCGCCCGGGCACCTGGCCCTGGCTGACCTCGTGAATCCCGACCACGTGTCCCATTTCCGAGACGAGCCAGTCGCCGTCGCCGTTGTCCGGCATCGCGCCGGGCGGGCCGATGATTTCCGGCCGCGCGCCGGTGCTGCTGGAGCCGCGCAGGACTTGGTTCGGGGAGTTGTCCCAGGGCTTCTTCAACTCGATTTCGTCCGGCAGCCACAGCTTGAGGTTGCCCCACGTGTCGCGGGTGGCGATGCGCTGCGCGTGGTACTTGTTCAACTCCGCCTGCGGCGCGCGGAGGAACGTGACCGGCGAGGCGAAGTGCTTGGAGTTCGGGCGCGGGATCGCGCCGACCTGGGTGAAGGGGAGCATCCCGTGGTCGTACGGGAAGGGTCGGTTCTCGACCAGGACCTCCTTCCCGGCCCACACGCGGAACAGTCCCTGCGGGTAGCGACGGGTGGGCAGGTGCCAAAGCTCGTTGACCGTGACGCCGTTCGCGACCGGGGCCTGGCCCATTTCGCGCAGCATTTCGGTTTTCATCTGGTCGCGCGCCTCGACGACCTGCGCCTTCATTTCGACGCCGTAGGTGTTGTAGACCTGCTCCGGGTCGAGGAACTGCGAGTGGATCGCCCACCGGCTCTTGTAGAAGTCGCGCACGTAGGGGTCGGAGTAGAGGTCCGTGCTCGGCACGAACATGAACTCCGGCCGCTTCGTCTCCGGGTTGAACACCCACTTGATGTACGCCTCGTTCGCGGTCAGCGCCCACAGGTTCGCGTTCCACATGACGCCCTCCCAATCGCCGACGTTCGGCTCCTGGAGGTAGCGGATGTAGGCGTTCGCAACCTCCGCGTCGCCGCGCGAGAGAAAGTCGTCCGAGGCGGGCAGCACGTCCGCGACCGGCTTCGCCTGCATCGCGGAGGCCAGGTTCGACTGGACGAAGTGCATGATCTTGTTGATGACGGGCCGGTGCTCGCGCTGCTCCAGCGGAATCTGGTCCTGGCTCGGCGGCGGCAGCAGCTTGCCGGAGCCGTCGCGCAGGGTGGCCCAGGAGGACCACTGCTCGTTGAGGTAGAAGGCGATGTTCAGCCACACGTCCCGATCCTGATGGATGCGGGCGTCAGACGCCTCCTTCTTCATGGCGTCGTAGCGCTGGTTCGGGTTGCCGCGCAGCGACACCGCCACGGGCTAGACCTCTACGCGGATTCCGGCAACACCCTCAAAGTCGCGGAGGCCGGTGTCCTCGCGCGTCACGGGGACGGCCTTGCGAAGCGGGAGCGGGTCGCCCTCCGTCTGGACCTCCTCCGCCGGGAGCAGCCGCTGGACCCGGTGCAGGTGCTTCGCGCAGATCACGGCGTAGGGACTGGCGTGAAACTCGGTGCTGGTGCGCGGGAACTGAATCCACGGACCCTCGCAATCCTCGCCCGCGTGGCCGCCGGTGATGAGGCACCCGCCGCCGCCGATGCGGTCGTTCGGGTTGTGCTCGTGGACGGTGAAGCCTTCGTTCAGGGCCATGTACTCCTCCTAGTCGCCCATCAGGGGCAGACACTTGCCGGTGGGGCCAACACCGTGGGGGCAGATGCGCTTCTTCTTCCGACGGGTCGGGCTGCGCTTCTTCTTCTTCGCGTAGTTGATCGCGTCTCGGGCCGAGACGCCGCCGCTGCCGGTTGTGTAAGCCATGCCGCGATTGTACCACGGATCAGAGCCGGATGCCCT